GTTGATGAAGATGATGATTATTGGGATAATGACAATGATTGGGATGATTTAGAAGAAGAAGTAGTAGATAATCCTTATACTATATCAGCACAAGGTGTAGGTATAGCAAGTATGATTAGTGGTAATACTCCTTTAGGAATATATAATCAAATAACAACACAATCTATTATGCAAATGATAGAAGATGTAAGTATAAACAATCCAAGACCAGAACAAAATTTAATTTAAAAAAATGTTTAACGAAAAATTATTAATAGAAGTTTTAGGTTGGCAATCTGAATCTAACAAAGAACAGGAACAAATAGTTCCTACTTTAAATGCTTATTTGGAAGCTTTGAATCTTAGGATGAAAGGTAGTCTAACAATAGAGCCTGACAAACATGGTAATATATTTGTTACTAAAGGTAAAGCTAGTCTTTTCCCATGTATAGTAAGTCATCTAGATCAAGTTCATAAGTACGCTAAAGATAAAACCATATTTCAAAATGGAGATTATCTATTAGCTTTTGATGGACCAAAACAAGTAGGTACTGGTGGTGATGATTTAGTAGGTGTATTTATGTGCTTACAACTTTTAGAAGATTATAACTTTATTAAAGTTGCATTCTTTGTATCAGAAGAAGTAGGCTGTGTAGGTTCACGTGCTTGTGATTTATCATTTTTCAATGACTGTATGTTTATAGGTCAGGCTGACAGAAAAGGTAATGCAGATTTCATAAATTATTCAAATGGTGTGCAACTATTTGGAGAAGAATTTAGTACATTTGTATCTCCTGTTCTTAAAGACTACAACTATAAAGAGTGTCCTGGTGTTGCAACTGATGCTGGTGCATTATCTGCTAGAAATATAGGTATTGCTTGTTTTAACATATCTTGTGGTTACTATAATGCTCATACATCAAGTGAGTATGTATCTATTAATGATGTTCTAAATTGTTATAATACAATTTGTGATATTATTAGTAATTGTGACCAAAGATTTTTGTATACAAGACCTGCAATTACCTATGGGAGTAAAGTCAAAGAGAAGAAATCAGAACTCTATGAGATGCTATACGAAGGCTTTAAGAAAAGTACTCATTATATTAAATCTGATAAAATGTACTATGCTTATAGCAGAGCTTTAGATTATATTGTAGAATTAATTGAGCAGCATGATTTAGCTTTAGAAAAACATCCAGATTCTTATGAGTTTCCTCCTATTGAGATATGTCTTATAGATTTTATGGAGCAAACAAATGCAGATCTTGAAGATGCAAAACAATTTGCTGAAAGTTTTACACCAGCAAGTCAACCTAAACAATTAGATATGTTTACAACTCCTTCACCAGCAACATGTGCTCATAAAGATACTATGTTTGATACAGGAATGGAACAGACTTATTGTTTAGAATGTTTTCAATACATTGATGAAAAAGATGCTTATTACACAAATAACTTCTCAAGAAATGGGAGTTACTTTTAACAACAACAAATAAATAAAAACAAAAATGACAGAAGATGTAAGTTTTGAAGAGGTAGTAGCAAAACCAGCTACAGACCCAAATGATGAAATGAAAGCAGAGTACATTGCTTATATAAATGAGATTAAAGCAGGTAGATTCCCTTGTGATACAAGACAAGATTCTATTGATGCTATTAATACTATTTGTAAAGTATTAAATTTAACTACTGTTGTTCCAAAGACAGAGCTTCAAACTAGAGATGGTCAAAGAACACCTATTATTGTAGGTGGTACTGGTATTGATTTAGTTAAAAGCCAGTATCCTGGATTATATCCAGTATTAGTAGAACGAGTATTAGAATTAGCAGTTAAATTATGATCCAATTACCAACACAAAAGGTTGTAGCTACAAGAGCTAATCCTAAAAGGTTGGTTGTCTATTCAAAGCCTAAAGCTGGTAAAACATCAGCTTTAGCTTTATTAGATAATTGCCTATTACTTGACTTTGAGAAAGGTTCTGACTATGTTGATGCAATGAAGCTTAAAGTTGATAACTTACAAACTCTAAAAGAGATTGGTGCTGAGATTGTTAAAGCAGGTAAACCTTATAAGTATATTGCAGTAGATACTGTAACTGCATTAGAAGAAATGTGTTTAACTTATGCTAAGAGCCTTTATTTAGATACGCCAATGGGCAAGTCATTTGCAGGTGATAATGTACTTAAACTACCTAATGGTGCAGGTTATTTATATCTTAGAGAAGCATTCTTTAAGATTCTAGATTACATTGAAACATTAGTACCTGAAGATGGTAGTATTATTCTACTAGGTCATTTAAAAGATAAAATGATTGAGACTAATGGTAAAGAAGTTTCAGCTGTTGACCTAGATTTATCAGGTAAAATTAAAGCTTTAGTTTGTGCTAAAGCAGATGCTATTGGTTTATTGACTAGAAAAGGTAATCAAGTTATGTTGAATTTCAAAACTTCTGATGAAATTACTTGTGGTGCAAGACCAGAGCATTTAAAGAATCAAGAAATTATTCTAACTGAATCTACAGATGGGAATCTTGTAGCTTATTGGGATAAAGTATTTAAATAAAAACAACAATTAATAAATTAAAATTATGACTTTTGGAGGACAAGATGTTCAAGAAATTAGCAAACCTAAGTATGTAAGACCAGGTATTCACGAAGTAACAATAAAATCAGTTAAAGGTGAGCTTAATGCTAATGGTAATCCTACTATTACATTATCTCTACACTTAGTAGATGGTGAAGCTGATGCAACAACAGATATGCGTTTTTATCTATCAGAGAAAGCAGCAGAATCTACTTACAAGAAAATCAGACACATCTTTACTAAAGTAGTAAAAGATGCAGATTATCTTGCAGCTAAAGCAGAAAACATTGAAGAATTAGGTGAAGTTTATAACAATAAGCTTGCAGGTAATTCTTTGAGAATTAAATTTCGTGGTGAGGAATATCTTAAACAAGATGGTTCTGTAGGTATTAGATCTGTTATTGGTTATCCAGAATTTGCAGAAGCAATTCAGGAAGGTGCAGAATACCCTGTAGTACCTGTAACTAAAATGACATTTAATCCTACTGTTGACATCAAGAAAATGGCTAAATTACCAGATACTGATTTCTTTGCAACAGGAGGTACTAATGAGCTGCAGTTCTAGTTTTGGAGGTGTAGACGTTATTCACTTAACTAAAGATATGGTGCTCAGAAATGTTTCTGAGTACCAAATCTTTAAATTTTATTGTAAGAATTTTATTGATCTTAATAAACCATTCTGCTCAGATTTAAGGATGGATAAATATCCATCTTGCAGTATTAAAGCATACTCTAATGGTCTATATTACAAAGACTTTGGCACTAATGAAAGTTACAACTGTTTTGCATATGTACAATTCTACATGAGACAAAAATTTAATGAAGACCTAACTTATCACGAAGTACTAAAAGTAATTGCAAATGACTTTGGTTTTATTAAGAAAGTTCAAAACAAACAAATAATACCATCTTTAAATTATCTAGGATTACCTGATAAACAAGATAGACAAACTACTATTATTAGAATTAAAAAGAGAGATTGGAAAGAGTATGATATTTACTGGAATAAGTATCATATAGGTTTAGACCTTCTTAATTTTTATAATGTTGTTCCTGTAACTGATTACTGGATTAGCATTAAGAATAATGAGTTGCTAAATGTATATTCAGAGAGTTCTAATGACCCTGCTTATAGTTATGAGCATGGTAATGGTATGAGAAAACTACTTAGACCATTTGCTGAAAGGCAAAATAAATGGATAAGTAATATACCAAGAAATGTATTTAGTGGTTATAATCAACTAGATAAACAAGGTAAAGAGCTAATAGTCACTAAATCTTTAAAAGATTGTATGATTTGGCGTTTACTAGGTTATAATAGTATAGCACCACAAAGTGAGAATATTTTCTTAAATGAGAATCAATTTCAATTATTATCTATGAGATTTACAAATATCATAATCAACTATGATAATGATGAAGTAGGTTTAAATGCAATGAAGAAATTCTCTAAACAATTTGGTATAAAATCATTTATCATACCTGATAATATTAAAGATATTTCAGATTACATATCCACTAAGGGATATGATCAAACAAAACAATTAACAAAAAATTTTAAAAATTATTTATTATGAATACAGAAGTAACAACTATTAATATTTCTCAAAAAGAAGTAGCAGCAATGAGAGCATACAGAACAGATGTAAAAACAATGTCTGACCATTTTGGTATTACCATTAAAGAAATGCGTGATGTTTTAATTAAATTTGGTTTTGCTAAACCAACAAAGAATAGTGTTGATTATGTTATTAATCCAGTATTTGACTTTACTATCAATAGAGTTGAAAGCTTTAATGATATTGATGTAACAACACCTGCTGTAGGAGTTTATGACTCTACTGTTGATGCTGTTGTAGAAATGCCTACAGTATAAGTTTAACGACTTATGGATAAGTTAACAGAAACAATCCTTCAAGTCATTTATAGAAAAAGAGAGTCTTGTGATAGAGTAGCTAGTGAACTAGATACTTTTGACCAAGACCCTCTTGTTATAAGTTTTTATGAAGGTAAAGTAGAAGCATTTGATGAAATAATCAATCTTCTTACTAATAGTAAACAAGATGAGAGAACCAAACAGACGTAAGATTAAAAATAAGAATGAGTTATCTTCTGAAAAAGTAAAGGCTAAGCCTAATGTTAGAAGAATAGGTCATAATTATGAGAGGAAAATAGTTAAGGAGTTAAAAGAAATAGGGTTTATAACAGCATCTACAACAAGAGCAACAAGTAAAATTATGGATGATGCCAAGATAGATATTAATGGTATACCATATAATATACAGTGTAAATCTGTAAAAACTGGCTTGAATGTATTTAGTGTTTTAAATGATATGGAAGAATGTATTCCTAAAATGGTTCCAGAAAGAGATATTTATGTAAATGTGGTTTTCCATAAAAAAGAAAGTGAAGAAGTTATTGCTCTTAGAAAAGAGGATTTCTATTTACTTATAAGAAAACTGCTACAACATGGAATTATACTCAGAAAAAATAGCCCTAATTGATGCTGACTCTATAGTTTTTATAGCCCACTGGGACAGTGATAATAAAACCTATGATAAGCCATTAGAAGTTATAAAACAATCTATTGATAGTATAATTAGTTCTATACTGATTAATACTAAGGTTAATAAGTATTTAGGGTATGTAGGTTATACTAGAGCACAATTTAGATATGATGCATATCCTGAATATAAAGCCAATAGAAAAGATAGGGAGCCTCTCCCTTTTTACAAGGAGGCAAAACAGCATATGGTAGATCATTGGCAATTTATACCACTACATGGTATAGAAGCTGATGATGTAGTTAATATGATGAGAATTAAGATTGATGATTCATTTATATGTGCAATAGACAAAGATTTACTACAACTAGAGGGAACTCACTACAATTACAAAACTAATGAATGGGTTACAACTAGTAAACAAGAAGCTGATTTATTCTTTTGGAAATCTATGATTATTGGAGATTCAACAGATAATATAAAAGGCTTAGAAGGTAAAGGTAAAGCATTTGCTGACAAACTTCTTATTAATATTGATGATGAAGAATCTTTAAGAACTACAGTTTTTGAAGAGTACATTAATCAATATGGTGAATACAAGGGCATTGAAAAATTCTATCAGAATTATAAGTGTTTAAAGATTATGGATGGGGAGTATTTTGGTGATGAAGAACCTATTATCTTAGATGCAAATAATCTTGTAGTATGACGTTAGATGAAATTAAAAAGATTAAAACTAAAACAGTAGCATATTTACTGCCACTAGTAACACCTAGAAATGCTAAAATTACTGATTTTAAGGAAGAAGAGTTCTTTCCTAAATGTAATTTTATAAATGCTTTTAGGTATTGCGAAGAGTTTCCTGAATTAACTAAACATGTATTTGTATTATATAAATATAGTCCAATTGCAGGTTTTGAAGCTTATATGAATAAAATAAAAAGCAATTCTTGTTTTCATTCTTATATAGACTTTGATAAAGTTTCTGTTATGTTGATTTATGAAATACCTTTTGAATGCCTAAATACCTTAGCTTTATTTGATAAGGGTTCTTATTCTAAGTTTAGAGTAGAAGATAAAAAGAAGATTCTTGATTTTTATTCTGCTACATCTTCTGACAATTTTGGTCCATCTGGTGTTCTTTATAAAAAAGAATGGCGTAGGCTAGAAATTGAGAAACAGATTGGTATGCAGTTACCTCAAGATGCAGAGTTATCATCTATACCTGATGTACAAGAAGAAACCTATTATCTTAAGTATAAGGTAAATAATGAACAAGAGGTTATATAAGGATGTAATTCTTATATTTGTATAAATAAAAATATATGGCAAAAAACTATAATGCAAGGATTAATGTTGTATATGAGTTTCTTTGTGCAAAACCTGGTTACTTTAAGAAATCATATGACATTATCAGTCAATTAACTGGTGAGACAAATTCTGAAGTAATCAGGTTAGCAAAAGAATTATATCGTAATACAACTAAAAGTACAGCTACTAGATTAGAACCTTATTTAGATGGAAATCCAAATAATGTTTTAGTTATTGGTGACCCACATGAACCATTTACTCTTGATGGGTATATGGCTTTTTGTAGACAAGTGCAAGAAGATTATGATTGTGGTACTGTAGTACATATTGGTGATGCAGTTGATAATCATGCTGTTAGTTATCATGAGAAAGATCCTGAAGGTATGTCAGCAGGAGATGAGTTTAACTTAGCTTTGTTAAAAATGAAAGAATGGTATTACACATTTCCTACTGTAAAAGTTTGCATAGGAAATCATGATGCATTACCATTTAGAAAAGCTTTTACAGCAGGCTTACCTAAGACTTGGTTAAAAACTTATCAAGAGTTATTACAAAGTCCTTCTACATGGGAATGGAATTTTACACATGAAATTAATGGAGTAATTTATCAACATGGTACTGGGTTATCTGGAGAGTTAGCAGCTATTAATGCAGCTAGAGAAAACAGACAATCTACAGTAATTGGTCACTTACACACTGTATGTAATGTCAGATACTTAGCATCTTACAAAGATTTAATATTTGGTGTTTCAGTAGGTTGTGGAATAGACCATGAAAAATATGCATTTGCATATGGTAAACAAAATACAAGAAAGCCAGTAGTTGCTTGTTGTGTAGTATTAGATGGTAAACTGCCTATCAACATACCAATGAGCTTATAATAAAAAAATATACCTGTACCCTTGAGATAACCATTAAGATCGCAGGTTAATTCCAGATATAAAGGGGTAAGAAGTCTGGAATTTTTTATATATTTGCCACCCTTAAAAAATTTAAAATGGAAATTGGATTAGAAACACTATCTAACGTGGTAGTCTTTAATAAGTATGCAAAATACTTACCACAACAAAAGAGACGAGAAACATATGATGAAATCATATTTAGATACCTACAAATGATGGTAGATAAGTATCCTGATTTATCTAATGATATTATGAGAAATGGTCAATATATTTTTGATAAAAAAGTATTACCATCAATGAGAGCACTGCAGTTTGCAGGCCCTGCTATTCAAAAAAATGAAGCTAGAATTTACAATTGTTGTTATTTACCTATTGATGATTACAGAGCTTTTGGTGAGATTATGTTCTTACTATTAGGTGGTACTGGAGTAGGTTACTCTGTACAATTTAAACACATTGAGAAATTACCTGAAATTCATAAGCCTGTTAAAAGCCAAAAGTTTTTAGTAGGTGATAGTATTGAAGGTTGGGCTGATGCTGTTAAACATTTAGTAGGTAGTTACCTTGGTTTTAGAAGTACTAAACCTAGATTTGACTTTAGTGATATTAGACACAAGGGTGCTAGATTAATTACTGCTGGTGGTAAAGCACCAGGACCTGAGCCACTTAAGAAATGTTTATTTGAATTAGAACAGATTCTTGATAGAAAAGAGATTGGTGAAAAACTATCTTCTGTTGAAGTTCATGACATAGTTTGTCATATTGCTGATGCAGTACTTGCAGGTGGTATTAGGAGAGCAGCTTTAATTAGCTTATTCTCTGCTGATGATGAGCAAATGCTTACTTGTAAGTTTGGTAATTGGTGGGAATTAAATCCACAACGTGGTAGAGCTAATAACTCTGCTGTACTTGTAAGACACAGAATAACTAAAGAGTTTTTTCTAGACTTATGGAGAAAGATTGAATTAAGTAATGCTGGTGAACCTGGTATTTACTTTACTAATAATCCTGATTGGGGTACTAACCCTTGTTGTGAAATTGCACTAAGACCTTATCAGTTTTGTAATCTATGTGAAGTTAATGTTTCTGATGTTACATCACAACAAGACTTAAATGAGAGAGTAACTGCAGCAACATTCTTTGGTACTCTACAAGCAGGGTTTACTGATTTTCATTATTTAAGACCTATTTGGAAAAAGACTACAGAAAAAGATGCTTTAGTTGGTATTGGTATGACAGGTATTGCTAGTATGGAAGTATTTAAATATGACCTTAAAGAAGCAGCTAATGAAGCTGAATTAACTAATATTGAAATATGCCAGACTATAGGTATCAATAGAGCAGCTAGAATTACTTGTGTTAAGCCAAGTGGTACTACAAGCTGTGTATTAGGTACTGCATCAGGTATTCATGCTTGGCATAATGATTTTTATATTAGAAGAATGCAAATGTCTAAATCAGAAGATTTGTATAAGTATTTATCTACTAATCATCCTAATCTAGTTAAAGATCATTTATTAATTCCTAATTCTGCAGTAGTAGAAATTCCTATTAAAGCACCTGCTGGTTCTGTAATAAGAACAGAAACTGCTCTAGATACATTAGAAAGAGTTAAGAAAGTATCTATGGACTGGATTAAACCAGGGCATATTCATGGTGATAATACACATAATGTATCTGCTACTATATCTATTGATAAAAATAGAATGTATGATGTAGACATTACAGATAGAGATTATCCTGATGTTTTATTAAGATACATTGTTAAAAAAGATGAGTGGGAAGTTGTAGGAGAATGGATGTGGGATAATAAAGAATTCTATAATGGGTTAAGCTGTCTTCCATTTGATGGTGGTAGCTATAGCCAAGCGCCTTTCGAAAATATAACAGAAGAAGAGTATAATGAGTTACTAAATAAATTAACTAATGTAGATTTATCTCAAATTATAGAAGAAGATGACATAATTAATTTTAATGATTCTGTAGCTTGTGGAGGAATAAGTTGTGAAATTATCTAAAACATATTCTAGGATTTGTCCTATGAAAAACAAATTTGACCAGCAGTATTTTATAGAAATGTGTATATTAATTGCTGAAAACAAAAAATTAAATAATAATGGATAATACTGTAGAATTATTAGGATTCTATGGCTCTGATGAGGTTATAGCTTGTTCAGCTTGGACAAGCACCTCAAGAGAGCTTACAGAAGAAAAGAAAGTTAGAATACCTGCATTGATTAATTACTTATGGAGTAATGGTCATGAAACACCTTTTGAGAAGGGTACAGTGCATTTCTTAGTGGATTGTGATATTGCATCCCATATACATTTATTAAAGCATAGGATGGCTTCTATTAACGCTGAATCAGCTAGGTATAAAGAACTGCAAGAAGATAAGTTTTATTTACCTGAAGATTGGGTAGGGATTGGTGATGAAAATGATACTTGGTTATCAAGATTACAATCTTACACAGAAGAAGGTAATAATCTCTATCACCAATGCCTTGAAGCTTTAACTCCAGTATTAGGTAGAAAAAGAGCTAAAGAATCTGCTAGGTATTTTAAAACTTACAATTCTCAAATACAAGCTGATGTACAATTTAATATGAGGAGTTTTGCTAACTTTCTAAAACTTAGAAATAGTGAACATGCTCAAGTAGAAATAAGAAATATAGCACAACAAATGTTAGACTTAGTTAAGTCTATTGAAGGTAATCCTTTTGAACAAACAATAAAATCAATAACCAATGGAAAATAAACCAAGAAGAAGATCACGTAACCCTAAAGTAGAAACAACAGAGTCTACTATTAATCATTCTGAATTAATGGATGAGAAAGTATCTCAGATTATTTCACTACAGAATGGTCTTAGTGCTAATGAGAGATTATTAGGAGATCTTAATATTAAGATTAAAGACTATGCTAAACAAGTTTCAGAACTTAAGTATGAAAATAGTCAGTTAAGAATGTCTTACACTAATTTAAAGTTTGATGCTGAAACTGTAGTTGCTCAATTAAAAAAAGTACCAAGTTTAGTTAAATGGCTTTTTAATATACGTTAATATGGCAAAAGCAACTATAACATATAATTTACCTGACGAGCAAATAGAATTTAATAATGCAGTGCATGCTTCAGATTATAAAGCTGTTATATGGGATTTAGACCAGAAACTAAGAGCTAAAATTAAGTATGATGAAACATTAAATGAAAGTTCTGCAAATGCTTATCAAGATGCTAGAGATATGCTCCGTGGGTTAATAAGTGACTATGGAGTTTCATTAGATTAAATAGAGTTAAATAAGGGGAGCTAATGTTAGCCCCCTTACAACTTTATTTTGATGTCATCTGAATAATTTTAATTGAGTTACTAGGGTCAAAGTTTACACCATTTATTCCCCAGAATTTTAACCATGCTGCCCATAGTTTACTATCTCCTTTATCCCAAAAACCTGATTTAACTTCATAAACTTCTGTTGGATGTAACATTTGGTTTACTAATTTTTGTAATCTGTTTAAAATAGAATAAGCAGCAATTGGGTTTTTAAATGTTTTAAACATTTCACTAGGTGAAGGCATTCCTAAATTTGTAGGATCTCCAGGAGTACCATATATACCAAGGTCACTATTTATTCTTAGTGCCATATATAGTAAAAACTTAATTCTTAATTTTTCATCATCATCATCAGTATTATCTAGTAATGCAGATAGTAAAATAACAACTAATCCTGTAGTAGCTACAATTAGCATTTCTCTTCTAGCCCTTCTTAAATTTTCTTTTTCATGTGTTTCAAAATAACCATTATCAATACCAACCATAAATTTAGAAAGTTCTCCTACGTCTACCATTAACTTTTTATAAAAAGTTCTTAAGTAACCTTCAGTAACATCACCCATTTCTTGGTTATACCCTAAAGCTTTATATCTTCTTTTTAATCCAGGAGCTAAAAACTTTTTATACATTACAATTAATCTACCCCACCAATAACTTTCTATCATTGGTTTATCTTGCTTATTGTATACACCTTGTAATTCTTTATTTACAGCATGTAAAGTAGATTGAAACTCTCTTGATATAAGACCATTTTCAGATAACTTGCCTTGTAGTTTTACCCCCTCTTTCAATTTTATTTTACCATCATCTCCTTTAGTGTAAGCATCATAAAGATTTATATACTTACCATCTTTATTAATTGCTTTAGTATCTAGCATCATAGCAATCATAGTTCTAATCTGAATAGAGTGCTCTCCTTGATGTTGTAAAAAGAACCAACTATTAGTTGACCACATCTTTTTAAACATAGATTTAGATATTCTTCTACCTGCAGAGTCTTTATACTCTCCTTGCATAGGGTCATATAAATCAATAATCTGACCTATTAATGATTTTGAATAAGGAGAATTAAAATCTCCTATGTAATCCATAATATGAGAATCATATACAACTCTTGACTTTAACCAAGATTGCATTGACATGTGTTTTTTAGCAGCAGCTTCTATAACAGCTTGCATAGCTGCTTGTAAATAATTAACTACTGAACCTATTGGATTACCACCTACTTGTGTCATAGAAGCAAATCCTGTAATACCATCAACAAGTTTTTCTAAGTTCATACCAAGAACTTTAGTATCTGAACCTACAGTTTTAATATTCATCTTACCATAGATTTGAGAATCTATATAAAATGCTAGTAATGATGCTACATTATTACCTTTAAATAATTTTTTGTATTTTAAAAACTCATCTTTAATACCAGCTTTTTCAGCAAAAGCATCTAATTTTTTATTACCTAATGTGTCTGTTTCATATGGTGTAGCTTTTTCAACTAGAGATAAAAGAACTTCTCCTGTATCTGCCATTCTAGCTTTAGCTTGATACTCTAGTGACTCAGCTTCATACATTACTATAGATTGAATTAAATCTAAAGATACATCTTGAGCATCCATATCAAAGTTAAATATCAAAGGTATGTTTTTACCTTCTTCACCATATTTATTAATGTCTTCAGCTTTAAAATCTTTTAATTGAGACCACTCATACTTTAAATATTTTACTAACCCACCTTGTCTAACAGCATCAAATCCTGATTTGTGTATAGAAGGTAATACATACCCCATTTTATGTGGTAATCTTGCTTGAGATTTAAAATAAGAACTAACTAAAAAATCATAATATTTCTTTTTACTACCTGTAATTGCATCATATGCTGGGTTTTTAAACTTAACAGGATTTATAGTTAAAAATTCTGCTTTGTATTTTGTAACACCATTTTCTACATAACCTGCTGTATCAGATATATAACTTTCTAATTCATTTTCTGATATAACTCCTTTTTCAAATTGTAGTTTTTTTCTTTCTATTAAAGTATTAATACCTTCTTCAATTACAACTGGTTTATTTGTAATAGGATTTATAATAACAACATCTGCTTCTGGTTTTCTAATAAAGTTATCTCCATAGTATCTTGAAAATATTGCTCTTTTATCTTTAGAGTCAGCACTATTTAATTGTCTTTGAAACTCTGCTTTTACTTTTTGAAATTTATTTATATCAATAGGAGATACAAAAACCATTTTCTTTTTAAATACAGGTTTACCTTCTTCATCAAAACTATCAAAGAATTCTACTTCTTCATAAAGACCTTTATTAAAATTAGCTGGATTATCTTTACTACCACCTGTTTTAGAAAAATCTTCAAAAGCTTGACCAGCATCTCTTTCAAATTTAATTAATTCTTGTCTAGCATCTTCTAGTTTATCTTTTAATAATAAAGCAAATGGAGCTACAATTTCAGAAGATGATGTTACTGCAGGAGTAAACCATAAATCTACCCAATTAATATCTGAAGAGCTCCCCTCTAACAATGCTTTTTTAATAACATCCTTTGTAATTCCTTCAGGTGATTTAAGATTAAGTAAATCTAAATCATACTCTTTTTGTAATTTTTCTTTTCTTTTAAGATTTTGCTCTTTAGCAATTCTTTCTTTTTTAAATGCTAAAAGTTCTTTAGCTTTTTCATTAGCCTTTTGAGATACAGAACCAGAAATAATGTCTGCCATTATATCAATAGTTTCTTTTTCATAAGTGTCTGTTATAAACAATACACCATCTTCAATTTCAACAAGTTTATCTTTAGCAATTGATTTAAGTTCAGAGTTTTCTTTTGAATTAATAATACTTCTAACAGATTTTAATATAGGAGCATATAAATCATTAATCTTTTTAATGTACAAGAATTTAGATAATGCCTCTTCTTTAGTTATTTCTCCAGATGCTAATTGTAAAGTCAAATATTTAATTTGAGAAGGTAATCCAAATATAGTATATTGTTTACCTGATTTACTTTTTTTAACTTGATTATGAAATTGTTTATGAAGCCCATTAATAAATTCAGTTAACCTTTTAACTGGCTCAGCATTATTAATTGTACTTAGTATTTCATTAGTTTCTGCAATAGCTGTATCTTTTTTAAGACTATCTGGTAATTTATTAAGCTCACTTAATCTTCTTGTAAGAATAATTTTAACTTGTTTTAATAAAACTACTTCAGGGTCATTAGTTTTAGTATCATCAGGTGGTGTATAAGAACCAGTTTTAAATGTATCCATTATATACTCAAATGCAGATATAGGTACAACTGGCTCTAATCTAGCTTCAGTAATTTCTGATTCACTAACATTAGGAAAGTATACAGGTAAAAGACTTAGCTCATCATTAGCTTCAAATATTAATCCCATACTTTTAGCTAGTGCTTTGTATACAGATAGCTGTGCAGTATATTTTTGTTTCTTAGAAGAGTTTTCTGGGTTTGTTGATGGATATGTTGTTGTAAAAGCTATACTTTCTGTAGACCTTTTACCAGTTTTAACATCAACAATTTTAATTCTACCTTTTGGAGATATTAAAAGAATATCTACAGTACCTGCTATTTTTTTACTATTATCTGCTAAAATAATTTGAGGTAAAATAATATAGTCTTTGTATTTGTTATTTAAAATATTTTTAAGTTTAGGATATAATTCTCTAAGAACTTTTTCATCTACAACAGATTCTTCTAATTTAGTACCAGCAGTTCTTGTATTATGATTATCAATTACTTGATTAATTGCAGAGTCTTCATCTAACCCTTCTATAATAAATGTAACAAGTTCATCTATATGGTTACCCCATTCTGCAGCTTCTAATCCAACAATATCATCATCATCACCATGATAAGCAAAATAATTAACCTGTCCATCAGGACCAGGTAATGTTTCTATATACTTAGTAGTTCTTTTAAAGTCAATGCTGTTTATATTATCTACATAAGCACCATCAGTTCTTTGAAGTGCTTGGTATGGTAATAATATATTTAAAACATCTAACTGCGATTTAGTTATGTCTTTACCTGTTCTTGCTTTATAAGCAGCTACTTGTGCTGATACTGCTGATTGAAATGATGTAGTACTATTTTTAAAGAATATTACACCTCTAGATTCATTAGTAACATCATCTATAGATTCCATAAATGGTGCATCTAAATCTAGTTTAACATCACCATCTAACATAAATACAGCTAAATCATTTATAGTAAGGTTTAAAATCTGTTTATCATTTAACTTACCAATATTTTTACCAACAAAATTAGAAATAGCATCTATTATTTTTTTCCAAAATAATTTAACTGTTTCTAAAAATGAACCTGGTTTTACATTAACATCATTTAATATGTTTTTAGATTCTTTTTCAATCTCAGTAGTTAGTACCTCTTTCCAAGCAGCATCTGTCATTCTACCATCTTTTAGTAAATAACCATACCCATTTTGAGATAAGTAATCTAAAAAAGATTGTTCTCCTTTTTCTGCTTTTAACCTAGATACTAATGTTTTAAACAAAGCATTGTTATTTCTATATACCCATTCAACTAATGGGTGTGTAAACTCGTGCAATGCTGTATAAAAACCTGCTCTACCTTTAATAAGATATACTTTGTTTGTAGATGGATCAAAAAACCCTTTAGTATTTGCTCCTATTGATCTATCAGAATTCATACTATTCCAAATAGCTAATTCTTCTTCTGATATTATTTGAAAAGGAACATTAAGTTTACCAAAGAATTTATTAGCATGCTCATATAATTCTTGATCAGATAAAGGAATATCATCATCCTCTTCAACATTGCGTAGTAAAATTTTATTTAAATCTCTTTGTGGTTTAACATTAACTTCATTCCATGTATTACCATATTCATCTGTAATAACATTAGGTTTATAGCCTTGTTTAGTAAGGATGTTAGATACAATGTTTTCATAGAAATTATAAATAGGAGCTAATGCACCAAATCCTTCTTTTTCAACTCTTTCAAGTTCTTGTTTAAGTTGGTTTATTTCAGTATCTATAGTAGCATTACTTGGTAAATATCCTGGTTTATCATTTTTTATAAAAATTTCTAGTTCTTTATCGGTATATTCTTTTCCTGCTAAAAAAGCATTTTCAGCTCCTAAAGCTCTTTGCCATAAATTATTAGAATTCCTTTTATAAACATTAGTTGTAATTTCATCTAAAAAAGTTATAATGTGTTTATTTTTTAAATTTTCTTCACTAAAAAAGCCTTCTTTTTTAGCTTCAAGTTCTTTAATTCTATCTTCTTTCTGTTTCTTAAACTCTTCTAAAGTAGTATGTCCTTCAACTTTACTAGCTGTATCACCACTAGGAAACAATACTTTCTCATATCCTTTCTTAGCACTATCTTGAATCATAGCTTTAATAAAGAATGTTACCCAATTATTATCTTTGTTTAGGAGTTGTAGGAATTGATTAGGTTTTATTTTATTTTTATCATAAAAAATTCTGCTTTCTTTATTTAAAAGAAAATCATATTCTTCTTGTTCTTTAGAATTTAAACCCTCTACTCCATTAATATCATGTAATTCTAGTAATCTTTGTGAATAATCTAAAACACCAAAAAATATTTTTGAATTAGATAAATCACTTTTATCTCTACCTTTCTGAAATAAATCAGATTGTACTTCTAGTATTCTACGAGTTTTAAAATTTTGACTGTTTCTATATTTTTCAGCTTCATTATATCTTTTTATATTTATAAT